ACGATCATCTAAGTCATCTGCTAAATTATCTCCGAACCCTAACTCTGATACAGATGCCTGTGGATCAAAGTCTATAACAGCTCCACCCTCCTCATCTATCTCAACATCTATGTTTTCAGAAATACGGCCCGTGTTTAAAGCTTCCGGCAATTCAACCTCAACTTCTGCCAATAATTCCTCTTTGTCTATTTGAGGATTAACATTTTCCATTAAATTAACTGGTGGTTCTGCCATTTTCTTTTTCCTGTTTTAATAAATCATAAGATACGGGATAAATCTCATCTTCTTCCTCAATCTCTCTTACAAAAATTGGAGTTGTTTCTCCAACATATGCACCGACCACATTAAAATCCATCCATTCAACCGCTTCTTCGTAACTCCAATTGTTTTGATCCATAAATTGTTTTATGCATTTTTTATAATCGTAAATCAATACATCGTCACTTCCACAACGCATACCTATTCCGATAATTGCTTTATCT